CTCAAGACCTTGGAGTTACAGGTACTGGTGGGGGCAACATCGGAACAGGAAATGTTCCGCAGTCAGGGGAAGATGAGTTTGCTGGGTAGACTGCTAGAGTTACCTCAAGTAGTAAATGAAGTTTTAGAAAGGAAAGAAGATGGCTGAAAAAGTTTATAAATTATCAGATTTAGCAAGCGGTAAACTAGATTTAAAATCTTTACTTGAAAATGTAGAGATGAATGCTGTAGAAGGAGTTATAGAAGGCGTTGACAAAAAAACTCCTGATCAAGTTGCAAATGAAGTAGGTACTCTTCTTGGTGAACTAGATAGTGCTTTAAAAAAGAAAGATGAAAAAAGCAGAGATAAAAAACTTGTAGGTGGACAAACAAAACTAGATGCTAATAAAGATGGTGACATTACAGGAGAAGATTTTTCAATGTTACGAGATCGTAAAGCAGAAGGCTCTATGATGATGCCTGTAGAAGGTATGCCAGTAGATACCTATCCAAACATCCCAGAAGATGAAATGGATGAAGCACTGGCTTCACAACTTCCTGACGATGAGATGGAAGATGATTACATTTCATATGTAATGGACGAGTCCTAGATGACTCAGAACAAGAATATTTAGCAGGTGTACTACAACAAGATGATCGTTTATCTGACATCTTAGATAAAGTAATTACAACTGCTTCAGAGTTTTCAGGTGCTGGCGAAGTCGCTGGGCCGGGAACTGGTGTATCAGACTCTATACCTGCCCGATTGTCGGACGGTGAGTTTGTATTTACCAAAAAAGCAACCGACCAGATGGGTGCAGATGCTCTCCAACGAATGATGGATGATGCTGAACGTGCCTACGATGGCGGTTTACAAGCGATGGCTAATGGTGGAATGATGGAGGATGAAGATCCAGAAGCCCTTGGAATGAGCCAAACCAAAGAAGAAATTGAGAAGCTTATGATGGGTGCCAACAGAATGCCCAGCCTTCGATAATTTTACGGCTACCTTGGTAAGACAAGCCCCATTTACTCGACGGAGTTAATAATGGCTACCTTGCAAGACACAAGCCCCGTGAAGGAGATTGAGAAATGTCAGAACCACAATACGAAGAGGAAGTAAGTAACCCATATAATGCACGTAAAGCTTGGCACACGCCAGACGCACCCAAAATGGGTGATGCAGATGGTTTATTTTACGCAGAGTCACAGGCTACCCCAGAAGAGGCCCCTGAAGAAGAAGCTCAACCTCGTAAAAGAACGAACTATAAAAAGCGATATGATGATTTAAAGAAACATTATGATCAAAAACTTGCAGAGTTTAAACAGACGGAGCAAGAACTTCGTGCTGAAGCCGTGCAAGCACAACCTGCTTATTCGCCTCCTAAGTCTGAAGAAGAGTTAGAGTCGTTTAAACAGGAGTATCCTGATTTGTACAATACGGTTGAGACTGTTGCACACATGCAAAGTCAGCGACAGGTAGCAGATCTTGAAGCACAACTACAGTCTATGCGGCAACGTGAGTCTGAAGTATTGCGTAGAGAAGCTGAGTCTACACTGAAGCAACGTCACCCTGATTTTGAAGATCTCAGAGGTGATGAGGACTTCCATGAATGGGCAAAGGAACAACCAGAGCAAATACAGGATTGGATTTATAAAAATCCAGATAATGTAACTTTAGCATCTAAAGCTATAGATCTTTACAAGTTAGAAACTGGCAAGTCTCAAACAAAATCACAGCCCAGACAACAAAGGCAACAAGGAAGTGCAGCGGATATGGTATCAACAAAAACCACCTCTGTAGATTCTAAGCAGCCTAAAATCTGGACTGAACGGGAAATCGCTGCTATGTCCCTTGATCAGTTTGATAGATATGAAGATGACATCAAACAAGCTATGATGGAGGGCAGAGTAGTAAAATAAATGTTTTACTAGGAGTATATTAACATGGCTTTTAACCAATCAGATCAATTTTTTGAACCCAGTACAGATACCAATGCTAACTTTGGTAACTCTGTAGCAGGACAGAACAACTCGTTCTTCCTACCTAAAGTTTATTCCAAGCAGGTACTAAACTTTTTCCGTAAGTCTTCTGTAGTAGAAGCAATCACTAACACTGACTATGCTGGCGAAATCTCAGCTTTTGGTGATAGTGTACGAATCATCAAAGAGCCAGAGATTACTGTTGTTCAGTATGAACGTGGCGCTGATGTAACTGCTACTAAGCTTACTGACCAAGAACTAACCTTGGTTGTAGACATTGCTAACGCTTTCAAATTCATCGTTGATGATATTGAAACGAATATGTCTCACGTTAACTTCCGTGAAGTAGCAACCTCTTCAGCAGCTTACGCATTGCGTGATGCTTTTGATGCAGGTGTTATTGCTGAGATGTTTGCTGGTGTATCGGCTTCTAGCCCTAATCACGTTCTTGGTTCTGACAACGCTACTGACCTTGCTGCTGGCACCTTTGACGGTACTGGTAACTTGGACATTGGTTTTGCTGGCAGTGAGCATGATCCTATTGATGTTCTTTCTCGTATGGCTCGTTTGCTTGATGAGCAAAACGTACCTGAAGAAGGACGATGGTTCCTTGCTAATCCAGAGTTCTACGAAGTACTTGTTCAGAGTTCTTCTAAGCTCTTGTCAGTTGACTACAATGCAGGTCAAGGCTCAATCCGCAATGGATTGGTAAGCTCTGGCAAGCTTCGTGGATTTGATATGTACAAGTCAAACAACATTGCTGCAACGACTAACGCTGCTGGTAAAGTTTTGGCTGGTCATATGTCTTCTACGGCTACTGCACAGACTATCACTAACACTGAGGTTCTTCGTGACCCAGATAGCTTTGGTGACATTGTTCGTGGTCTGCACGTATACGGCGCACAGGTACTTCGTGGCGAAGCTCTTGTGTCTGCTTTCTACGGCATCGACTAGACCTTTTAGGATGGGGCTGCTTAGGTGGCCCCTTTCCTTTTATTGGAGATATTTAATTATGCCTCAAATTGGTTCAGAAGCAAAACCTGTAACTTTTAGAAAAACTATTGCTGGTAAAGGCAGTAGGTTTCGTAAAGGAATGAATCTTTCACAGTACAAAGATAACTATGATCGTATTTTTAATAAAGGAGAAGATACTACAGAGTATAATACAGAATTTGAATCAGCTAGAGAAAAAAGTAAAACATTCTCTATGGAACAAGATTAATGAATAAAGTTCCAAGAAAGAAAGGCTACGTGCCTAATATGTATACAGGGAGAAGTATGATGATGTATGGTGGTATGAATCGTAAAAAAGCTGCTATGGGAATGTCTAAAATGGATGAAGATATGATGGGCCAAATGCGTACTCAAATGATGGGTGGTGGTAAAATGTATGGCATGACATATGGTGGTATGGCAAATAAAGAACGCATGATGAAAGGTAAGGGTGGTAAAGCTTCTTCAGACATCTATGCAATGGAATCTGCTTGCAACAAAATGGCTGGCTATAATAAAAGCCTACCTAGTAAACGATGAAAGGCGTTAAACATTATAAAAAAGATGGTACTGAATTTAAAGGTAACACTCACAAGATGCCTGATGGTTCTTTGCACACAGGAAAAACACACGGTAAAACAAGTGTCAAACTATTTCATATGAAAGACTTATCTAAAAAAGCAAAAGAAAAAGCAAGGAAGTAAATAATGGCTACTTATCTTTCATTGACTAACGAAATATTGCGAGAGATGAATGAAGTTGCTTTGACTTCTTCAACTTTTGGAAATGCTATTGGCGTACAGCAGCATGTTAAAGATGTAATTAACAGAGCATATTTTGATATAGTTAATGAAGAACCTCAGTGGCCTTTTTTAGCTACAGCAGAAAGTGGTGCTACTGATCCTATGTATGGTAATGTATTTGTTGAAACTGTTGCAGGAACACGCTGGTACGAATTAAAACCAGCCAGTTCTTCACTAACAAGCGACTATGGCTATATTGATTGGGATAACTTTTACTTAACTACGGTGGATGTTAGTGGCGAGTCTCCTCCTTATGAAGCACGTAATCTTCGTTTTGTAACTACTGAAGAGTGGAAAGACTTTTATCGTCTAGGTGAAAACTTAGATGATGCTGATACTCAACAGTATGCTGTACCTCGTCGTGTAATTAAAAGTCCTGATGGTCGTAAATTTGGAGTAAGCCCCATACCTGATAAAGTATATCGTGTATGGTTTTTTGCTTTTAACTTACCCACAGCCTTAGATGCTTTTGGTGATGAAACAGTATTTCCAGATGTGTACAAAACAGTATTACTAGCTAGGGCTAGATACTATGTGCATCAGTTTAAAGAAGACTCACAAGCAGCAGCATTTGCTCTTGAAGACTACAAGCGTGGACTACGTTTAATGAAACTACACTTAATGGAACCTACTCCCGGTTACTTTAAAGATGATCGTGTGAGGTTTGTGTAGTGTCTCAACCTTGGGGGTTTTCATGTAAAGGTGGCTTAAACGTCAACTTAAACCAGCTTGAGATGCTTTCTCAGCCGGGGTTTGCTACACGCCTAAGAAACTTTGAAGTAGACCCTGATGGTGGCTACAGGCGCGTAGATGGCTTTACAGACTTTGGAGATACTCAACCTAATAGTAGCGAAGGTATTCTTGGGATGACAGTTTACGCAGACGGTGTAATTGTTTGCTCAGGCACAGGAATATTTTTTAGTCAAGATGGTGAGACTACTTGGCTACAATTAAATAGAGCAAGCGTATCTGGCTCTGGAGATAATTACTCTACGTTTACAGGACGCTCAGTAGCTGCACGTACTTCTCAAGGACGATGCAGTTTTGCTTTATATGAAGGTACGTCAGATTATGGCGAGCTAGTTATTTGTGATGGTGTTAATGAACCGTTCTTATTTCAAATGACGGGTACAGATTCAGACATAACTAATCGTACATTCTTTGCAAAAGAGATAACAGTAAGCGGCACTACAGGCCCTGCTGTTGGTGTGATACATGATAAACATTTAGTAGTTGCAGGAGCTTCTACTGCTAAGAACACTATATTTTACAGTGGTACTAATGACATTGATGACTTTACTAGCTCTGGTTCAGGAAGCATTGTAATTGAAGATGCTGTAGTAGGACTAGCAAGTTTTCGTAGTGACTTAATTATTTTCTGTAGAAACAGTATTCACAAGCTTGTCAACATTAACGACTCTAGCAATGTAGCAGTCGTGCCTATTACAACAAACGTAGGTTGTGTATCAGGCGGTAGTATTCAAGAGATAGGCGGTGACTTGTTATTTTTATCTCCTGATGGAGTACGAACAGTTGCAGGTACAGCGAGGATTGGTGACGTAGAGTTAGGCTCTGTTAGTAGGCAAATACAAAGTATTATATCTGATATTGCTGCTGACAAAGATTACATTATTACTAGCGCAGTTCTTAGAAGTAAGTCACAGTATCGTTTATTTTATACTAAGTCTACTGAAAGCCCTACTATTGCTAGAGGCATCATAGGTACTTTAACACCTAATGGGTTTGCTTGGTCAGAAACATTAGGTATTCAAGCACTAGGATTTGTATCAGGTTTAGACAAAGATGGTATAGAAAAAGTTTATCACGGCGATAAAGATGGATATGTGTATAATCATCTTGATGGAAACTCTTTTCGTAGCGCAGGAGCAACAAGAGATATAGATGCTATTTATCAAACACCAGACTTTGACTTTGGTGACGTAGGCACTAGAAAGACTCTTAAATACGCAAGAGTTTCTTTTAGTCCTGAAGGGGCAGTAGAACCTAGCTTTAGAGTTAGATATGACTACGAAGATCCTGATGTACCGCAACCAGAACCTTTTGCAGTTAGTACTATTGCTCTTCCAGCAATATTTGGTACGGCTGCTTTTAATGCAGTTACATTTGGAGCAACTACTGATCCTATGGAAAGGATTACACTAGAAGGCTCTGGAAATACTTGCAGTTTTAGAATTACAAGTGAAGATCAAAAGTCAGCATACGCTGTAAATGGTCTTTATATAGATTACATGCCATCAGGTAGGAGATAATAAATGGCTCAGAATTATACTAGACAGAGTTCTATGGCTGATGGGATACTATTACAGCAGCACTATTTAATAATGAATATAATCAATTAATAAATGCTTTTGCATATTCTTCATCTAGTGCATCTTCTACTGGTCATAGACATGATGGTAGTGCTGGTCAAGGTGGTAATGTACCCCAGATTGGCGACTTAGACTTTCTTAACAAAGTTGTAGTAGACGGAACTAATAATAGAGTAGGATTTTTCGTAGAGGTATCTAGTAGTGCAGTTGAACAAATTCGTGTTCAGGATGGTGCTGTTGTACCAGTTACAGATAATGATATTGATCTGGGTACTAGCTCCTTAGAATTTAAAGATTTATTCCTTGATGGTACTGCTCATGTTGACACGCTTGATGTAGATGTTAATGCAACTATAGCTGGTACTTTAGGTGTTACAGGAGTTTTAACAGGTTCTTCTTTAGATATTTCAGGTGACATTGACATAGATGGAACATCTAACTTAGATGTTGTAGATATTGATGGTGCTGTAGACATGGCTACTACTCTTAATGTTGCAGGAGTAGCTACCGTAGGTGGTCTTACAATTGGCAGTGCAGTTATTACTGAAGCAGAGCTAGAGACTATAGATACTATAACAGCAGGGACTATAACTGCTTCTAAGGCCGTTGTAGTTGATAGTAATAAAGACGTATCTAGTTTTAGAAATGTAACTCTTACAGGAGAACTAGACGCTGCTACAGGTGACTTCTCAGGCAACGTAGACATTGATGGTGACTTACTTGTAGGTGATGATCTTACACTAGACTCAGATGCAGCAGTGCTTGGCTTTGGCGCAGACACAGACGTAACACTAACACACGTAGCAGATACTGGTCTTCTTTTAAATAGCACAATGGCTTTGCAGTTTAATGATGCTTCTCAATTTATTAACGCCCCTTCTGCTACTGTACTAGACATTAACGCTACTGATGAGATTGAACTTAACGCTACGCTAGTAGACATAAATGCTAACGTAGAAGTTTCAGGTACTTTGACTGTAGCAGGTGCAGTAGATTTTGGTGATGCCGCACTTAGCAACGTAGGCGCTGTGCAACTTGATAGCATTGCAGGTGATGCAGACTCTAATACTTCTATAACCTTTAGCGGCTCTGATGTAATTACTATAGCTGCTGGTGGTGACAACCAAGTAACATTTACTAATGGTGCTATTGTACCTTCTACAGATAATGACATTGACTTAGGCACAAGCTCTGTAGAGTTTAAAGATGCTTTCTTTGACGGTACGGTAACTACTGATGCACTCGTAGCTGACACTGCTGATATTAATGGTGGTACAGTAGATGGTGCAATTATTGGTGGTAACAGTGCTGCTGCTATCACAGGTACAGCAATTACGGGTACAAGCTTTGTAATTGGTAGTGCAGATATTAGTGAAGCAGAACTAGAAACTATTGATGGAGTAACTGCTGGTACTGTAGCAGCTTCTAAGGCTGTAGTAGTAGATGCTAATAAAGACATTGGAAGCTTTAGAAACATTACACTTACAGGTGAATTAGATGCAGGATCTCTTGACATTTCAGGAAACGCTGACATTGACGGTACGTTGGAAACTGACGCACTGTCTATTAATGGCACAGCGGTTACGTCTACGGCAGCGGAACTTAACATCCTTGATGGTGTCACAAGCACGGCTGCTGAATTAAATATACTTGATGGCGTTACAGCCAGTGCAGCAGACATCAATCTTATAGACGGTATTACTAACGGTACAGTAATAGCTAGTAAAGCTATTATTACAGATTCTAACAAAGATATTACTGGCGGTAGAAACATTACTATCTCTGGTGAACTAGACGCAGCAACACTGGACATTTCTGGTGATGCTGATATTGATGGAACTTTAGAAACTGATGCACTATCTATCAACGGTACTGCTGTCACATCAACAGCAGCAGAACTTAATATCTTAGATGGCGTTACGTCAACAGCAGCAGAACTAAACATTTTAGACGGTGTAACCAGTACGGCTGCTGAACTTAACATCCTAGACGGAGTTACATCTACAGCAGCAGAACTAAATATACTTGACGGTGTAACGTCTACAGCAGCAGAATTAAACGCTCTAGA